GGCTCGGTCACGGGTCCACCTCGACCGCCATTGCCAGCGACAACAACGCGTCATCAAACCTCAGTGTGCGCATATGCTCGGCGGTGACGGGGGTGGATGAGCCCAGCGCCACCCGCCCGCGGATGTCTGCGAGCACGGCGTCTGCCGCCTGGGCTGGCACCGGTAGTCCTGCGATGACGAGCTGATATTCTCCGTCATCCACGCGCTGCATGATGGGGCGATCCAACGGGATGTCGACCTGTAGCCGCCGAACCGTGTGTCCGGTCGGGCCGTCGGTGGTCGTCGATACGTCACGGATGCGCATGGTGCCTCCTATTCGTAGCGCTGGACTGCCAGCCGGGTAACCGTCAAGCTCGTCCCAAACGCGACATTGAGCACGCAATAGCAGTTCAGGTATTGCGGCGTCGAATCGAGCTGGCCTACCGCGTCCGCGCCGACTGTGTAGGTGGACGCCCCGCCCGGCGCAGGAGTCGGTAGCGTCGTCCCTGCCGTGTCCATGACCTCGACGATAGCCCCGCCGATGACGATAGCCGTGATGACACGGGCAGTCCGCGCCGTCTGTCCCGTCGCGATGTCTGCGGAGTTATTGGTGTTGTTCCGGGTTCGCCATCGTTCCGTGGTGGGACCGCTGCCGTCCGCAGTGGTGTAGAAAACACGCGAGTCGCCGCTATTGTGGGTGGTGTTCGTCGACAGCCCGCCCATGATGCTGTCTGACACGGACGGCATGGCGACTGAATCGCACACGATGTGGACTGCGTGTACGTACTGCGACACGGCCGCCCGGCCCCACTGCGCAAGCTGCGCCACGAAGTCTAGCGCAGCGGTCAGCGTCCCAGGCCCGTTGGCCGAAAACACCAAGCCCGTGCCGTTTGTCGGCGTCACTGACCCAGTGGCGCCAGAAAACCGTGTGACCGTAAGGTCGATGGTGTCGGTTCCGATGGTCAACGTATTGGTGCCGCTCGTGTAGGGTCCGGCGCTGGTGACCGAGCTGAGATCCAAGTCCAGTAGGGTAGACCACGATCCGCCACCGCCACCGCCACCGCCACCGCCGCCGCTACCCGCCGTGTACTCGGTGAAGCCCACATGCGACGTCAAGCCGGCGAGCGTCGCGACGGTCAGCACGTTGCACGCCTCGCCTACCGTGGTGCCAGCCGGAGCCGTCCACGACGGCGTGGTGGTGTCGGCGCCCGTGACTGCGACCGATGCCCCGGTGCTCGCCTGCTCCACAGTCGTCAGGAGCGTGGCCCCCGACTGCGCCGTGATAGACAACGACCTCGACCCGGCTGTGACCGTGTAGGCTTCGCCGTCGACACGGCCAGCCACCGACAAGGTGGGCTGCGTGACAGCTTCAGCGCCGCCGCCCGGCAAGAAGAGACGCGGCGGCATCAGAGGTGATCGCGGGTGTCGAGCCGAGCGGTAGCGGTGCCGCTCGCGAGCCGTAGGTAGAAGGTCGTCGCAGACTCACTTGCGCGAGCTCGGGACCAAACCAGGAACCCGGCCGCGTTTGGCGCGTCGGCGTACGTGGTGCCGTCAAAGCTGTACTGCAGCCCCGACACAGCCTCGATCACGTACGCGGCGCGAGCGCGTGCGGGCACCTTGACCGTAATCGCGGAGGTCGTCAGGTTGAGGGTATCCAGCGACGGCAGGTCGCCGGCGACATCAACGTCGGCCATAGGTCACCTCACTGAGCGTTCAGCCATGCGGACTGCGAGCCGTCGTCGGCGCGGTGGTAGCTCACGAGCGACTTGACGACACCGATCGCCACGCCCACGGCCGAAGTGCTGGTCGTCATGCCGCTCGTCTCAATGCCAGCCGCAGAGATGACCTCACAGGCCGCGCCTAGCGCCTTCACCCGCGCGCAACAGTCGCCGACGGGGGCCGCCAGCGCGAGGATCGTGTCGTCGCGGAGCCACCCAAGCGGGGCGGTCCGGTCAGCGGGAATGTGAATCGTACGCATGGCGGTACCTCATCATGGCCACCTGACGGCGGCGCGCGGTGTCAGGGTCGGACCCCTGCAGGTGGACGTCCGCGACAAGATCGCGGTGCGAGAACGCAGCGAGCAAGAACGCCTGCTGCTCGGGTGACAGGGTGAAGATGTGCAGCGGGTCGCCCGTCGCGCGCCAGCCCTCGACGATCAGCTCGGCGAGGGCCCCGGAGGGTTTCGCCCATCCTGCCGCACCAGGTCGCCACCGGCCGCCCGCTGCGACTCATCGACGGCGGCGGCGGCAGCGTTCCACCACCTTTCGAGAGTCGCCCGCGATGGGTCGACCCCTTGCTCGGCAAGCTCTTCGACGCGCTGCAGGCCGTACTCGACCAGCGCCGCCCGGTTGCCGGGCGAGAGGCGCGGCACGCCGTCGACGCCGTGCACGACATCGTGCAGGATCGCGGTCTGTGCGAGACCGTCGAGCTGCTGCAGGGTGGAGAGGCCAAAGTAGCCAAGGGAGATCTCTGCGGGGTCGAGCATGGTGGCGCCTCCTCGGCGACGTCATGGGGGGATATGCGGGGGGCGCGGTCAGACCACGTTCTTGGTGGGCCGGGGCGCGCTGGTGCTGCGGAAGGTGAGCGAAAAGACCGTCGGCTGCCCTTCGGTCTTCGGCGCGGCCACGAGCAGCGCGTCGGGAATCTGGAAGTACACGTCGCCGGTGGTGGGGGCGGGCACGCCGGCCGAAAGCGTCGGGTTCGGAAACCACTGCACGTTCAGCGGACGGTGTCCGTCGCGGCGGACGATGGTAGGCGCCCAGCTGGCAGCCGTGATCGCGGCCGAAATGCCGCCGCGCAGCCATTCGCAAAAGCTCGGCAGGTTCACACCATCCGCCACTTCGTCGCTCGAAACCATGGCCGTGAAGGTGACTTCGGCCGGCGCTTCGTCGGTGAGGCGCACGCCAGACCCGTTTGTGATGACCTTCCCGCGGTGCAAGTAGGTGATGGTCTCGGCGAGGTCTTCGAGCGCACCGTCGCCCGCTACAGGGTGGTGATCGTACGTGTTGGTGCCGTCGGTGAGCCGCAGCAGGCCGTCGGTACGGTCGAGAACATCAGGCATCGGTCATCCCTCCCGGCCCTGCTTCGCCCAGGTGCGGACGGTGGCGGCCATGGTGTCGTCGCCAGTGTACCGCACATCGGTCACTTCGGCCACGGTGTCGACGGTCGGGCTACTGTCTACCACCCGAACGATAGAGCCTGGTCGCAGCCGGTCGTCGCGGGCGAGCTCCAGGCGGGTAGAGTGCTGCGGCCTGCAGCGCACGTGCACCGCCATGCGGGCGATCAGCTGCGCGGTAGTGTCGTCGCACACGATCGGCGCCTCGATCTCGATCTCGCGCTCGCCGACAGATTCAAGCGCCCGCCGTGCCCAGTAGTCGAGCCCCACTTCGTCGGGCGGGTCGGTCGGCCGGCGCTCGCCGCACACGGTGTAACGGCGCACCATGTTGCCGCCGCGGGCGTCGTAGCCGTACGCGATGGTGACGCGCGACGTCATGTCGAGGTCGAGCGACTGCCACGGGTCGGGGCGCTCACAGTTCACGCCGACGCGCAGCTCGAGCTCGACGTCGGGGCGCGCAAGCGCCGGGATCCATGGCCACACGTACAGCCCGCCCGGCCCGCTGGCGACGGACACGGGCAGCAGAGACAGCAGCTCGGACCGCAACCAGTCGAAGGGGCGGGCCTGCGCGGTCACCACGGTGTCGACCATCAGAGAGGCCAGCGAGCCGAGCCGGGGCAGCTCGCGCCGGTCGACCCGCAGCGTTGACCGGTCGAGCGCCCAGCGGATCACATGGTCGAAGCGCCGCAGCAGACCCGAGCCGTACGGGTTCGCGACACCGCCGCCGTCCGCTTCGGAGAACGCCACGTAGTGCTCTGCGTCGAGATCGACCGCGGCGACCGGCTGCAGCAGCGACACCAGCCGGCCGCGCTTGTCGTGCCCGGTCTGGACTGCCAGCCGTTCCCCGTAGGCTGCGCTCGATCCTGACACCGAGATGTGGCGCAAGTGCGTCGCCTGCACTCTGCCGACGGACACGAGCAGCGCATGGTCGGCAGGTGGAAGTCCTGCGCTCTCGACCATCATGGCGGGCGCCGAGATCGCACTGTCGCCTATGACGGTGCCGGCCGCGACCACGCCCTGAATGCCAGGAATCCCGAGAGGGATCGGGTAGGCCGCCCCCTCGATCCGGGCGTCGAAGGCTTGCGGGCCGGTGGTGTAGGCCGGCCACCCGTCGGCGGTGCGCTCGGCGGTGGTGCGTGGCCAGGTTGAGGGCCCCACCACGGCCATGGGGTCGAGCAGCAGCCCGCGGTCGGCTTGCTGGTCTTCCACGACCACAGCAGACCACCAGGCCGACTCGATCACCACGCTGCGCAGGTCGCCGTCGGCGACGACTTCGCGATCGGCGTGGTCGTCGTCGTCGGACTGCAGCCGGGACACTTCCGCCCGGCCTTCGAGGTCGAGCAAGCCAGCCCGCAGAACGGTGATCGGCAGTTGTCGGGGCACGGGTGAGTCAGACAGCCACGCCATCGACTCTTCGAGCGCCCGCGGGTCGACCACCAGACCAGGCACGTAGCGCAGCACTTCACCAGTCACCCGGTCGGCAAGTGTGATGGCCGCGCCATCGGTCAGCAGCACGTCGCCCGTTGGCGTCCAGACTCGGCAGAGCACACGCATGGTTCACACCTCCTCGATGTGCTCGACCACCCCGACACGCTGCACCGCGTCGACGAGCTCGTCGCCGTCCACGTCGATCACTTCGGGCTCGCCGGACAAGCGCCCCAGGATCGCACGGTAGCGGCCGGCGCACTGTACGACATCGACCGACACCGCGTCGGGGTCATGCTCGATTCGTGGCAAGAGCACGACCTGCCCGTCTCCACCGCCGACGAGCGCGGTCAAGGTCTCGACGGGTGAGAGGTCGCCCACCATGGCGATGGGCACGCCCCCCGCCTGCTGCCACTGTGGATCGTCGCCCCATTCCGTCGGGAAACCCTCGGACCACGACACGGACGTCGCCCGCAGCATTTCGCCTCGACGCCGCGACGCCACATAGCCGGGCGCCTCTTCGAGCTCGACCTGCGGCACGTAGGTGGTCGCGCGTCCCTTGCTCCACCTCTGGCCGAGCACCAGCACCGGGCCGACGACCAGCCGGCCGCAGCGGTAGAACCCGTCCACGGTCGTCTCTGGCGCCACGCGCCACCGGTAGTATTTGTGGGCGGTGATGTAGCCGAGCGCCACCACGGCCCCACACGGCCGCCAGATGTCCAGGGATCCCGACGCCGTGCCAGCGGGTGCACCCTCGACTCGAAGCACGACAGACGCCGAGCCGGACCGCCACGGGCCGGCCTGCACCACGTCGACGATCCGATACCGGGCGGCGCCGTCGGCGATGGTGCCGCCGATGACTTCGCGGGGCCGGATCACTGCCGCCGTTGCTCCGACGGCCACCCGGTAGGTGTCGCCGGTCCGGCTGTACGACAGGCCGGCCAGACCATCCGCGAGGTCAAGCGTGGCGATGTCCGTCCACGTAGTGCCGTCGCCGCCCTGCAGCTTCGCTTGTCGATAGTTTGCGCCGAAGACTGCGCCACCTGGTGCCGACGCTCCGAAGTGGTGCTCGACGGTGCCGCCGAGCGGGGCGAAGACGTACGACTGCGCCACATTGTCGGCCGTGGTGCGGTGTTCCTCCTGCGGCGAGCGCGAGAGAAGGTTCGAGGCGCGGTACAGGTGGTCGGTCGCAAAGATCCAGTGATCGCCACGGGCGCCGGGGCCACGACGGGCGCGCAGGTACGACTCGGCTTCGACGTGCAGCCGGTTCGGCAACGCCGGCAGCGGGCCGCCCGGCAGCGAGTCGGGCGCCTTCGAGATCGCGAGACCGGCAGCGAGGGAGTCGGTAGTCGCCGTGTGCGTGCCGAACCCGTCGCCGATGGTGACGTGCACGCCGTACCAGGTCGATGAATGGGCGCCGAACTGTCCCCAGTTGACGAAGGACGTCCCCGCGCCGACCGTGCGTCGCGTCGCCACGCCGGACACGAGCAGCGTCCACACTTCACCGTCTGCCGGCCGGCTGTAGAGCGCCACCGTGTTGCCGGCGCCGTCGTAGGACAGCGCCACCCGGTAGACGCGGCGCACTGTGCAGTCGAAGGCCACGGCCGAGCCGATGACAGCCCCGCCGTTGTTCGTGTCGTAGATCCCGATCTCGCCATTTGCGAGCCGCACGTCGACGCGGAGATCTTCGGCGCCGTTGCCGACACCGACTTCGAGGCCGACACCCTGCACCGTGGTGTCGGCCGGGGTCGCGGACGTCTTCGCCTCGAAGTGCACGTCGATGCCGGTTCCTGCCGAGTGCGACCCGTAGGTGCCCTGATACTCGCCGGTCGCCGACGACCACGACAACGCCCAATCTCCAGACGGCGAGATCGAGCCGGCCGTGCCCGCCAGCGTCCAGCCGAAGATCGTCGGAGCCGCCACCGGCCACCAGGTCGACGACTCGAAGCCCGCAGCGTTGCCGCCGAACCCGCGCAGCTCCGGAGGGTGTCCGGCCTCCGTGCGTGGCATGGGCACCATTGTCCACCCGCCCGACTCAAGCAGCGCGAGCCATTGTGCAGGCCGTGCACCCGATGCGGTCAATTGCAGCGTCCACAGCACGCGCGACCCGATCGGGATCGCCCGAAAGCGATCGACCAGCGCGCCGGGCGTGTAGGTGAGCGCGGTGTCGAAGTCGTCCCACGTCACCCCACCATCGTACGACCGCGCGATCTGGATCCGGCTTCCAGCGCTCCACGCTACGTGCAACACGCCCACAGTGTCGCACCAGCAGGTAACGTCGTCCGCGATGGTGCCCGAGATTCCCGACATGATGTCGATCGCGTCCGCCTGCCGCAGCGGCAGGTAGGGCGAAGCGATCCGGCGCACCTGCACCGACAGCGCGCGCCCAGGCTCGCCCTCAATGTAGGCCACCACAAAAACCCCATCTGGGGTCGCTGTGATGTCCGGCCGGCGCACGTACGGCTGACCGGGCGGAAACGGGCTTTCGTTCCAAGTCTCCACCAGATTGAAGCTGTGGCCGATGTCGGCCGAAGCGTATTGCATCCACCCGCGGCGAGCGGTCTGCTCATCCGTCCACGACACGCCCACCAGCAGCAAAACGAGCTCGTGTGAGTGGTGCCACGCAATCGAGTCGTAGGTCGCACCGACCGGCAGCTCGACATCGTAGCCGGCAAGGGTGAGCGACCGCCACGTCAGGCTATCGTCATCGCTGTAATGCACCACCAGGTCGACACCGCCGCCCGGGCCGAGCACGAACGCGGCGACCAGTAGGCGCCCGGTCGGCAGCCGCAGCACGTCGACGGGGTGGCCGCTCGTGTAGCCGGCCCCGTCCGGCTGCGCGCCGTCGGCGTCCATCGCTCGCGACTGGTCAGCGATCACCACGGCCGCCGCTACCCAGTCGTGCGACGTGGTGTCGTACCGCCGGCCGTAGATGACACCACTGTCGCTCCACACGACCAGCCCTTCGCCGTTCTCCAGGTCCACCCCTGCCCAGTTGTGCGGGCCGTCGATCCCACGGTCGAGCGACGCGGCGCTCGTCTGCTGCAGCACGTTGTCGGTAGAGCGACCGAACCACTGCAGGCCGTCGGCGCCCATGTCGCGGCGCACGGCGATCTCGCACCCTGCGCCGGGCATGCCCGCCCGCGTCACCATCATTTCGATGTCGCGCACCTGTTCGCCGACCAGCTGCGGCGCGAGCGCGGGCCCCTTGGCGCCGGCCGTGGTGCTCGTGCGGCCGATGCTGCCGTACTGGTAGACCCCGGCACCGGGCACCGGCGACGCCTGCGTGAAGCTGCTGTCGAAGGCACCAGCGCCGACCGGCAGCAGCGTGGCGGCGCTGATCAACGGCGACGGAAGCAAGAACCCAGCGAGGGCACTGTCGAGATCCATGCGCGTCATCGGTACACACTCCCACGGCCCGAGCTGTTCCGGCCGACGCCGGCCCGGTCGACCGCTCGCTGCGTAGCCACTGCGACGCCGAGCTGCACGGGGCCGTCGCGGACATCGAGCACCACCTGCACAGCTTGTGGACTACCACCGCCGCCCATCTGCGACCGCAGCGCGGCGTCGGACCGGGCCGCGACAACCCGGTCACCGGGCGAGAACGTGAACGAAGTCTCACGGTCGACGCGCACCGGTCCCGGCGTGTCGCTGAATCGGCGACGACGGCCGCCGCCCCGGCCTCGTTCGAGGCCGAGCGCGTCGCGCACCGCTCGGCGCACGGTACGAAAGATGGTACGCACCAGCACGACGACGCCCTTGGCCACGCCCTTCACAATGCCGATCGCTATGTCGTCGGCAGACTTGACCAGCTCGACGACGATTTTGGGCACAGCCTTTGCGAGCGCGACGATGATCTCGGGGGTAGCGTCGGCGAGCGCCCGCACGAATGGACCGATGTTCTTCGCCAGCGATTCGACGAACTTCACCGCGTCCTTAGCCAGCTGCTTCCCTGCCTTTGCGCCACCGGTGGCCAGGTCGAGCAGTTGCGCGGGGTTTGCCAGCGCCGACAGCGCGCCGCCAGTGAGCGCCCCGATCACGTTCGCCGCCTTCGCGCCCGCGCTCTTCGCGCTCTCCAGCAGCGAGCCCGCCCAGATGCGACCCCATGGGATGCGGGCGAAGCTCGCCTCGACCTGCGCGCCCATGTCGTCGAGCGCTGTCGACGCCGCGGCGCCGGTCTCTTCGAGCTGTTCTTCCAGCGGCAGCAGCGCGCGGGCGCTCGCGGTCTGGATCTGCTCGATGCGGCCCGCGAGCGCTTCGAGCGCGCTCGACAGGTCGGCGACCTGCTGCTGCGTGAGGTCGGCCGCCGCTGCCGATTCGACAAGCCCAGCCTGCAGCCGTTGCAGGCTCGCGAGCTCGGACCGGTCGACGAACGGCTGCCGCGCCGCTTCGAGCGCCTTTGTGTAGCTGCGCAGCGCCTCTTCGGCCTGCCGTGCAGCATCTCGCGCGGCGTCCGCTGCGCTGGTGTCCGCCTTGCCGCCGCCCTCGTTCTGCTCTTCGGCTTTCCGCAGATCGGCAAGCGTTCCGATCAGCTTTCGAGCCTCCTCGTCGTAGTTGGCGGTGGCCCGCTCGACGCCCTCGAAGGCAACCTCGGCGACATCGAGCGGCAGACTGGTGAGACCCTGCCGGATCCCTTCGAGGCCGTTCGCGAGACCATCGAGCCCGGTCGCGCGGGCGATCTTCTCGGTGATCGACGCCATGTCGAGCAGCAGCCCGATCGACGGGAAGAGCGCGGACACAATTGCCGACCCCACAGCACCAAAGACTTTGCCCACAGCTTCGGCGCCGCTGCCCATGGTGTCGAGCGCGTCGCCAGCCATCAGCCCAAGTTTGACGACGACGATGGCGACCCGCTCGACGGCCGGCGCCACCCGGTCGGCCAGCTGCACGAAGAGCGCTTTGGACACCGCGACCACGCCGTCGAGCGCGTCATTCGCCGCCGTGATGCGGGCCACCGTCGCCGGCTCGATGCCGAGCGCGGGCTGCAGCTGCTCAAGCTCTTCGAGCGCGTCGCCAGCGCTGCGGGTGAGCGTCACGAGCGCGGCACCGGCGCCGAAGACACCAGCCGCCAGCCCAGCCACCGCCAGCGTCGCGGCCGTGGCGGCGATTGTGACCTGCCCGATCGGCGTCGACAGGCCAGCCAGGACCGCGCGCCCCTTGTCGAAGCGGTCGGCACTGATCCCGGCGAGCTCGGCAAGCGCCTTTCCTGCCTCGCGCGCTTCGTCCGCCTGCCGTTCGGCCTCTCGCGCAGCAGCTCGTGCGGCGCGCTCGGCGGCTTTTTGCGCGCGTTCGCTGTCCTTGGCTTGCTGTTTGATCGCCTTCGAGACGCCCTTCGAGCTGCGGATCGCAAGCCGCTGAATCTCGCGGATCGCCTTGTCGGCCTCCTTGCCAGCGACTTCGGGCAGCTGGCCGAGCGCCTTCTTCAGACTGTCGAGGTCTGCGCCGATTCCGATCAGTGCATCAGCCACGCTTCACCTCTTCGACCCCGGCCGCGACGATGGCACGCGCCATCGGGTCGCGAGACGCCCGAACGGGTGCGCCGAGCTCTTCGGTGTAGAAGTAGCGCGGCCGGGTCGCCCTCGCCTCTGCCCCGACCTTCGACGAAACCACGAAGCGGGCGTAGCGGGCCGCGGGCCCCACCACCCCGACCACCCGGCGCACCTGCGACGGGGGGCCGGCGACCGCGCGCTCGATCACACCGTCGCGGAGCGCACCGGTCAGCACCGGCGCTCGAGCGCGAGCTGCGGCGGCAATACCTGCCGACGTCTCTCGCACGATCGCGTCGGTTCGGGCCCGGATCCGTTCGTACAGCGGGTCGGGGTCGTCCAGAACTCCAGACAGCGACCGCGTTCCCCCTGGTACCTTTCGTGTCGACATCGCCGCCTCTCGTGGTCACGGGAGCGTGGTCGGCGCCCGGGTCGGGATCGTAGCATCGAGCGTGCTCGCCCACATCTCGCCGGTCCAGACAGTGCCCGACTGAATGGCCGTGGTCGGTACTGTCTCGCCGTCGCCGTCCACCAGACGGGCAAGGCGTCCGGCAATCTGGCGGCGCGTGTTCAGGTGGGCTTCGTACGCAGCTTCCAGGCCACCGGCCACGCGGCGCGTGTAGAACTGCACCCGCACGGTATACGTGCAGTCCGTCGTCGTGGCTACTGGTTGGTTTCGCCGGCCATCCTGCACCGTTTCGGCAGCCACGGGTACGCCGACGTACACACGGCCCCCTGCGACCTGGTCGGGCTGCACGATGCCGTCGGGGGGCGGCAGGCCCGACACGGCCGGGGCGCCTCCGAGCTCGTCGCGCAGCTCGGACAGCACGACCGCCCGCAGCGTCACTTCGGTGTAGCTGCGCCGGGACATCAGCGGCGCCGCGTCGACGGGATCGAGCGCTGGTAGTCGTACACGATGCCGGCGCCGAAGGCGCCACCGGTGAAGATGGGGCCGACGGCCTGCTGCCGTTGTCCGGCGCCGTCGCCGGTGCTCGGCGCGTACTGCAGCACCAGGTCTCGCCGTGCGGCCTGGTACTGCCGGCCCCAGTCGCGAGACATCTCAAGGTACTGCCCGCCGAGCGAAGAGGCCACGCCCGCGAAGAGCACTTCGAGCGCGTGCAGCGTGTGCAGGTCGGCGAGATCGTAGCTGTTCAGGATCAGGTGCGACCGGTTTCCGCGGCGCCACAACCACGACTCGATGTCGGACCATGCCACCGACATCGCCCGCAGCATCATCCCTTTTGCTTCGGTGTCGTCCACCGACAGCAGCGGTTCGCCGCTGTCGAGCGAGAGTCGGGGCACGCGGTCGACGAGATCCTGCACCCGGATCACAGGGTGCAAGTCCTGCAGACAGACCGCGGCGTCTTGCCGATACGGGGTCGTCGTGCCGTCCGACTCGGTGAAGACCCACTGCAGGTAGTAGTCGTCGCCCAGACCGACGGTCGACGCGATCGTTTCGGTCCAGTCGACAGCGCCGGCCCCGGTGTCCGAAAGCACTGTCGCACCGTCTCGCATCAGCGAGACCGACCACGAAGTCGGCACCACGGCGTCGTCATTGTCGTCAAAGAGACCGACCGAAACGGTCACGGGGTGCGACCGCACGAGCAGCGCGCGCGCGCCGACGATGGTGTGGATCGACCCCACTACAGCACCACCGCGCCGTCGGCTGCGTCGGCTTCGATGGGCTCGCCTGCCGGTTCAATGGGGGCCGGTGTCGCGACGGGGTGCGCCGGTGCGGTGCCGAGCAGTGCCGCCCGTTGGGCGGGGCTCATGTTCGCGAAAGCGCGGCGGATCTCGATCGGGAGAGCTCCGACGCCGCTCGGGTCGGCGGTGGTGTCCACCTGCCCGATGCACGGCCGCAGCTCTCCGTCTTCGTGCGGGATCCACCCCATCGCCCGCATGCGGCGCTCTACGCTCTTGAGCCGCTGCAGGGCGACCGCATTGCGCCGGGCGTGCGCCGAGCACTGCGCGCGGGCCCGCTCGTCGATGGCGCGCAGCCGGGTGAGGTGGTGTTCGGCGGGGCCGCCCAGGTAGTCGGCACCCCACGCAGCGTACAGCCGGCACTTTGCGGCGTGGTCGACGTCCATGCGGGTGGCGCCGGGGCCGGGCACGGGGCGCTCGAAGGCCCAACAGTGGTGAGCGCCGCGGTCGGTCTCGTACCGCAAGATGTACTGCTCGTGTCGGCGCCCGTGAGCTTCGACCGGGTAGTCGAGCGGCACGTCGATGCCACCGCGGTCGCGCCATTCCTTGACCACCTTCGAGGCGTCGGCGACGGTCACCACGCGGCCGGTGTTCGGGTCGCGCACCTTGCGAGCGCAGACACCGCCCACGCCGATGGTGTGCCGGATGAAGATCGGGTCGGGCACCACCCAAGCGCGGGTGTCACTGCCGCCGTGAGCTTCGGGGTCGACGTCTTCGAGTAGGATCTGCCACGACCCCGGAATCAGGATCGTGTCCCAAAACGGCGTCGGAGCGAGCCGCAGCCGCACGTCGGCGCGGCTGCGCTGCTGGTATCGGGGAATGGCGACGGGTTGGGTCATGCTGGTGTGTCCTCCACGGGGCCGGCCGCCTCCTCGGCGGCGTCAGGTGTCAGCGGGGCAGATCAGGCGCGGCCGGTGCCACGGATGCGGCAGCACAGCTCTTGCTTGACGATGGTGGCGCCGAAGGTCTTTGCACCGACCCACTTCGTGGTCTTGCCGTCGGTGTCGCGGGCTTCTTCGACGAGCAGCGCGAGCCCGCCACCGGGGCGCCGAACTTCGAGAACGACGTCCATGGAAGCGGTGGGTTCGGCCTGGTCGATCGAGAGGTACCCGATGCCGCCCGGGGCCACGAGCATGCCGGAGTAGACGCCGGTGGAGACGGGCACGCGGCTGGAGACGAAGAAGTCGATCCCGTCGTACGACCCCTTGTATGCTCCCATGCCGGCCATCTGCATCTCGTCGAACTCGCGACGCATCTGGATCGCGCCGCCGCGCGACTCGATGTCGGCCGCGACGAGAGCCCACTGATTCGTGTGGAGCGCGCAGAAGAACCGCCCGGTGGGGTTCTCGCCGTTCTGCTCGACTTCGTTCTTGGCTTCGCGAATGGTGTCCCAGCTGGTCGGGTCGGTGGCCGCCCCGGCGATGTTGGTCATGCTGTCGGCGAGCGCCAAAATCACATTCGCTTCGGTGTACTGCCAGCCGCGCACGATCCGGTCGGCGATGGCCGGCCAGTTGTAGAGGCCGGTGGCGTCGCGGCGCCGCAGCTCGTCGGAAACGGCATAGGCAATGTCGTAGTTGCCGACGCTGATCGACACGTAGGTCGGGTCGATGTCGGTGGGGGTCGCCACCGACGTGCCTTCGTTCGTGGTGCCCCACAGTGCCGCTTCGTCGTTGATCTGCATCGAGAACGTGCCGGCCAGCGTCATGCCCGCGACGCCGCCGAGCGTGTCGCTGATCGACTGCAGGTCGACCATGGCCGGGTGCGCCCCGATCGTGAAGGTGTCCTCGACGGCCGCGAGAATCAGCATTGCGGCGAGCTTGTCGCTGTAGGGAAGGGTACCGCTCGGGACGGTGCTGGTGTACTCGGTAGCCATCGTGGGCACTCCGTGGTGCGTGTTTCAGGTGTGCGGCCGGCTCCTCGCACGACGAGACGGCCCGATCGTAGCACGTGACGCTATCGTGTGCGACGCCGCGCCGAAGCGAAGAAGGCGCGCTGCACCTCTCGCTGCTGCTCGGGAGACATGCGCTGGTATTCGTCGACGCCGAGCTGCGTCGAGCCACCCGGGCGCGGATCCAGCCGGCGACCGGTGCCCGGCGTGCCCGGCTGGCGGCGCTGCTGGCCTCCACCGGCGCCCGCTCCACCTGCCGCCCCGCTGTCGGACATGTAGACCGACAGCGCCCGCGGCAGTGCCCCGCGGGCCGTCTCGTCGGCGGCCGTGTCCGACCACCACTTCGACAGGTCGGGCCGCTTGTCGTCGGCGAGACCTTCGACCGCGGCCGTGTACCGCTGGTGCGCCATGTCGGCGAGCGTGTCGTCGTCGATGCCGGTCGCCGCACGGACGCGCAGACGACGGTTGGCCGTCAGCGCTGTGTCGCGCTCGCTGGTGAGCGTCGCGAGCTGCCCTTCGAGCTCTTCCAGCCGGCTGGCCGTCGTGGCGAGCTCTCCGCGCGCTTGATCGAGCAGTGCCGCCGACACCATCGGTTCGGCCGACTGGCCTCCACCGGTGGCGCCTGCACCTGCGCCCGCACCCGCTGCGCCTGTTCCTGCGGCGGCGCCGCCGTTTCCTTCGTTGCCTTCCATGGTCAAGCCTCCTCGGCTCGTGGTGTGGGTAGACGGGCCGCCGCCGCTTCGACGGTCTCGCCCAGGATGCGGGCCCGAGCTTCGGCCCGTGTGATCAGGTTGTTTTCGAGCAGCTGCAGCGTCTCGCGCTCGATCTGCGCCTGCTCGCCGGTCGACAGCGGCAGCAGCGCGTACGACACGCGGTAGCCGGCTTCCGGCCGCGTGCCCCCGTCGATCCGATTCATGGCCGCCGCGGTCATCGCGGCAAGCCGTTCGTCGTGCGGCCGGTAGACCGGCGCCCGGCGCATCTGTACTTCACGGGTACCAGCTCGCGACAGCGACAGCGCCACGCCCGACCGCGGGTCGCTCGACTGCCGCACCAGGTCGTCGGGGGACAGTCCCCACGACTGCGCGATCAGTCCGAGCCGCCGTTCATAGACATCTTGCATTGTGCCGACTTCAGCGCCGGCCTTCCATTGCCACTGCATCGCCTGCACGTCGTCGGCGATGGGGACGAAGGCGAGGATCGACGCCGCGTCGCCTTCCATGACGGCGACCGGGCGGCCGTCGTCGGCGGTCTTCACCGTCGAGCCGGCCGGCGCCATGTTGTAGACGGCCCGCTGCGGGTTCGCCGCGTTGGTCATGGCGTGGTCGATGTAGGCACTGTGGCGGGCGGCCACCATCGTCGCTTCAATCGTTTCAACCCGATAGTAGGGGTTCCACAGTGCCGGCGGGTCGGCGACGCTGTGGGTCACCGACCACGGCAGGAACGGCCGGCCGTCCGCCCAGCGGTAGACCGCGGGCCACTCGCCGGGGTTGTCTTCCGGCCCACCTCCGAAGTGGCGGCCGTGCGTCCGCTCCGTGATGTCGTGCCCTTGCTGGTCGAAGACCCGATAGGCCGGCCGGTCGGGGTCGCGCACGTCCCACGACTCGCGAACCCACGACCACTGCCCGTCGATCTCCCGCAGACACCACTCGCTGATCTCCAGCGGAACACCGGGCCGGTCGGGGTCGCTGTGCCCGTCGAGCAGATCGGGCGAGACCACCCGCAGCCGCATCCGACCGGTGCTCGGGTCGATGTGCAGCATGCGGCCCGCTTCGTTGCACATCTCGGTGAGCACCTGCGCGCGGTGCATGGCTGCCCGCGCTTGCATGGTCCGCCAGCGCTCCTCAACCTGCCGGGCCGCTTCGATGTCGACCGGCGACGAGACCTGCAGGTCGTCGTCGTACAGCACCGACACCGACTCGGCGAGATCGCGAGCGGGGCACGCGGTGAGCTGCGGGGGGCCCCACGCCCTCGCCCGGACCGGCCCGACCGCCTGGTAAATGTGCTTCCGCAGGTCGTCGTGCCAGCGGCCAAGCAGCATCCGCAGCCGCAGCCGGGTGTGCTCTACTCGATCGAAGCCCATACGGGGCGGCGGAAGGATGCTGTAGATCGGCGCGGACATGGTGTGATCCTACTGCACTCGGTAGCGGTCGGCCACGACGCGGCCGCCTGATCGCGTCGGCGCCCAGTATTCGACGAGAGCATACCGCAGCGCGTCGATCACGTCTTTCGCTTTGTGCATCGTGGTACCGTCCCACGTCGACAGCGCGTCGCTCAGCACTTCGCACCGCTTGTCGACCATGAACGACAGCGGCGTCATCATGCGCTCATTCAGCCACCGCACCGACAGCCACAGGGCACCGGCGCCACGACGGGCCCCTCGCTTCGCCGAGCGCACCCGCGGCGACGTCCGCCCCTCGGCGAGACCCAGCCGGATCGCTACGGACGACTCGAAGCGCGCGTTCGACTTCCGGACCGTCCGCCCCTTTGCGTCCGTGTACTTCTTGTCGCCGTGCACCGCCGCGAGCTGCGACCAGCGCAAGCCCAACCCGGCCAGCATGGCGAGCACCGCGTCGGCGTCCATCGCGACGGTGGTGGGCCCCTTCGCGACGTACTCGCCCAGCACCCACACACGCGCCGGGATCCCGCGGCGCTCGTCGCCGGTCTGCACGGCGCACAGCACGGCCGCCGTGCGCAACGACTCGTCTCCCCAATCGAGTCCGAGCACCAGCCGAACCCGCAGCCCCTTGCCCTTCAGGCCGACGTCGGGGTGCTCGAAGAGGCCGGGAATCATGTGCTGCTGCGGATCCCATGACTCGAAGACCTGCCCGTCTGCTCGCATCTCCCACTCGCCATCGATCAGCACTGGCTCTTCAAACGACAGCACCTTCGCCCGCTCGCGCTCGATCCATGCGGCATCCATCAGATCGCCTTTCTCGGTGCGCAGAATGGTGCCGTTTGGCAGCCGCAGCATTTGCGGCGTGCAGCGAAAGTGCAGGTCGGTGAGGGCCCCGCTTTCGGCCATTTCCCGGATCCAGTCTACGCGGGCATTGACCGGCGTCATCGTCAGGCACATGTCGCCGCCCGTGCGGGTGAGACGCCGCTCAAGCTCGGAAAAGTTGCGCTGCCGCTTCGGTGGCTCGTCGTACAGCACCAGGTGAAGCGTAGCGCCGGCCTGGTCGAGCGGGTCTTGCTTGCCGGTGCGAAACCAGATCTGCGACCCGTCCAGGAACGTCATGCACGGCACATTCGCGCCGAAGCCGCGCTCGCGCGTGTAGCGGGCGCGGGTCTCGGGCGTGATCGCCGCTTTCGGCGTCAGCGCCCACATTTTTCGCTGAATGGCGAGCGACTGCGACCAGCTCACGCAAATAAACCAGACCTGCACCGGGCCGGCTGGCGTGCGCCGGTAGGGGTGCGTGTGCGTGCACCACCACAGACCTTCAATGCAGGCCGCGGTCGTCTTCCCGCCCACTTGGTTCCCGGTCCGCAGCAGCCGCCGCGACGACGGCGACGACCAAAAGGCCACCTGCGGCGGCGTGCCGACGAAGTGGGCGAGCGGGTCGAGCGCGTTCGCCTGCAGGTAGCGACCGGTGGCCGCCCGGGCGGCAGTAAGCCAAGACGGCGTGTCCATCACTCGCCCGCAGCAGCGAGCCGGATCACCTTCGACGGCGACCATTCGTCGGGCATGTGACCAGCGGCGAGCACACGGGCCAGCTCCTCGCGGACGGCTTGCGGGATCTGCAGCAGCTCTTGTGCCAGGCGTCCGAGCTCGCTGTCGGGGTCGCCGACCATGGCCGCCGCTTTCCTCGCCTGCTCTGCGAGCTCGCGCTGCCGCTCCTCAAGCTCGTGCGCCAGCCGTGCCCATTGCAGGGCCGGGCCGTGTGACCCTTCGACCGTGGCAAGCGTGGCGCGTGCGCGTGCGACGGCGATCTCGTCGGTGAGGCCGTCGATCGCTTCGAGCACCTCAAGGCGCTGTAGCTCTTCCTGGCACCGCTGCAGATGCCGCAGCGCGGTCACCCGGGCGCTATCGCTGCGGATCGTGTTCTTGTCGGACCGGTAGTCGTCGAGATCAAGGCCAAGCTGTGCGGCCCACTCGTCGACCTGCGCGCTCTTCTCCTCCTTCAGTGTCGACCAGTCGACGTCAAGTCGCTGCCTCTTCGGCGCGTCTGTCATGGTCCAGCCTCCTCGGCATGGTGCATGCGGCAGTGTAGCGCGACCGTCAGGCATGTGCCGTCTATGCGTCTTCGTGCATACGTTCTGCTCGTGTGCAGTTCTGCGTTGACGAAAACGCCGTGCTGGTGCGTGTGTGAAGCGCGACCCC